ATCTCAAGCCTGTCCCTAAAACCGTTGACTATGACGAAGATCATTAGCTATAATGAAAGAGAACCCTCGGTTATAGGTACGTTTTGTCAACAGTTTCCTTCCGAGGGTTCTCTTTCCCCTTCCAATTTATCTTTCTTAAACATCCTAAATTCTTAGGCAAATCTCGTTCGGGGAAACATCATGCAATTAAAAAACAAAATAGACTTAAGTGAAACATTAATGCAGAGGCAACTTGATCTCGAACGTGAGATGCAAGGAATGGGCATAGCAAAGTTCCGTCAAGAGCTTCAGGAAGCCAGAGAAAAAGAACTGGAATCAACAACACACGGGGCTTTAACCATTATGCAACACGCCTTTGAACCGTTCTGCAAAGGGATTGATGATTGGAAAGCTACGTTCAAATCAGGAAGACCCCAAGGTGGGAGACCTGCAGCAGCTTACGTACTTCTTGAGGATGTGAAAACTGATGTCCTAGCGTTCCTGACCATGAAGACTATCATGGATACCATTAGCAAAGCTCGTAACCTTCCTGACATCACTCTGTCCATTGCTAATCAGATCCAAAGCGAGATCAACTTCAAAGAGTTTAAACAGGTCTCCCCTCACCACTACGACAAAGTGAAGAAAGACGTGACACGTAAGACCCGCAAGGTCTCACATATTTCAACAGTCTTGAAAAGATCTGCAAAGAAAGATGATGTTACACTAACTTCATATTCTTACTCAGATAAGCACCATATTGGATCTACGTTACTGTCTATATTCATTGAGACCACTGGTCTTGTGGAGATGTATCAGCCTCCTGCTCTTCCTGGGCAACGTAAGAACAGACAGGTTCGTGTCCAGCCTACGGAAAAGACTACTGAGTGGCTAAAGAATAATAATGCCAGATGCGAGTTACTGTCTCCTGTTTTCATGCCTATGCTGGTTCCCCCTAAGGACTGGACAGACCCTTATACTGGAGGGTTTTGGTCTGATCATATTCGCAGCTCGTTGGTAAGACGTACAACCAATGCTTACTTGGATGAGATGGACAATATGGAGATGTGGGAAGTCTACCAGGCCGTGAACCATTTGCAGAAAACACCCTGGAAGATCAACACCAAAGTCTTAGAAGTTGCTGCAAGATGTGCTGATAACAGCCTTCCTCTTGGTAATTTACCTGCAGGCCAAGAGATACCCCTTCCTCCTGTTCCTGATGACATGGAAACCAATGAAGATGCTAAGTGGTTGTGGCGCAAGCAAGCTGCTTCAGTCTACGGAGAGAATGTAAGATCTCGCTCTAAGTTCATCGGTCTTCAAAAGAAGTTACAAGTTGCTGAAAGATTCAAAGACGAACAAGCTATTTACTTCTGTTATTCCTTGGACTTCAGAGGCCGTGTGTACCCCATTCAGGTTCACCTCAACCCACAAGGAGATGATGTTTCTAAATCTTTGTTGATCTTTGCTGAGGGTAAGAAGCTTGACGATGAGACAGGAGCATGGCTTGCCTTACACGGAGCTAATTGCTTTGGGTATGACAAGGTTAACCTTCATGATCGTGTAACATGGACGCAAAAAAACAGCGATAAAATCTTAGCAGTTGCTGAAGATCCATTCGAACATAAGTGGTGGGCTGAGGCCGACAAGCCCTGGCAATTCTTAGCGTTTTGTTTTGAATGGGCAGGATTCATAGAAGATCCTGAGAACTTCGAGAGCGCATTACCTATCGCGCTTGATGGATCTTGTAATGGTCTACAGAACTTTTCTGCCATGCTTCTAGATCCTATTGGAGGTAAGGCCACAAACCTCACGCCCACTGAAGAACCACAAGACATTTATACTGAGGTAGCTGAGTTGGTTCATCGTAAGGTCGCTGCGTCTTCTGATCCTGAAGCAAGGGTATGGGAAGGCTTTATCAATCGTAAACTGGTAAAGAGACCCACCATGACTATGCCTTATGGAGCTACGCTGCAGGGGTATAAAGATCAGCTCATGATGGAAGTGCAGAACTGGAAAGATGAAGGTAAACCTGTACCCAACTTCCAAAACAAAGGCTGGGAAGAGTGTATGTGGCTTGCTCAGCTTATCAAGGATTCTTTAGGTGAAGTGGTTGTTGCAGCTCAGAAGGCTATGGATTGGCTTCAGGATGTCTCTGATGTCATATCAAGAGAACAACTTCCTATCTATTGGGTAACGCCTGTAGGCTTCCCAGTGATGCAGAACTACCGCAACATCCTCACCAAACAAGTGAAGACGGAGATAGCTGGTAAGTTTTACAAGGCTCGTATTGCTTATGGCAGTTCAACTACAATCAACAAGAGGAAGATGAAGGCCGCTATCAGTCCTAACTTTGTCCATTCTTGTGATGCTGCTCATATGATGAGGACTGTGAATCTCTGTGACACGAACAATATTGGATGTCTTCAGATGGTTCATGATAGCTTTGCTACTCATGCTGCGGATACACCAACCTTGAGAGTCTTGTTACGTCATGCCTTTGTTCAGATACATGAGACAGATCCTCTCAAGTCCTTCCTCGATTCAATGAAGAGACAGTCCTCAACACCTGACCTCTTACCTACACCTCCTGAAAAAGGAGACCTGGATCTTCATGAGGTTTTAGACGCTGATTTCTTCTTCTCTTAAACCTTTTCCAGTAAGAGTTGAGGGTTTATGCCTCATATAAATACACAGAAAAGGTCGAGGTATTTATATGATTATAAACAAGAAGAATGAAATATTAGGTTTCTCTTCAAATCCCAAGACGATCAAGAAAATTGCGATCAATGTTACCACCCTGCTTCAAGATTATAAGCGGGGTGATTTCATTGTGGCCTTGGCTGTGTTGTGGCTCATGATCTGTGAGCGTTTTGAGGTTGATCCTATAAGAGTCATGAGCTTTGCCAACAGGATCAAGTACGAAACCTTCGGTCATAAGCATGACTCACAACTTAGAGCGATAAAGGACTACATGGACAATGAACTCTAAAATAGACAGGGCAATCTCTCAGCTCACAGATACTGGGGTTGTACCGTTGGATGAGATCTACGAGTTGGTAGAAGAAGGCGTAGATGTCAGTGAGCTTGATCGTAAGTACAACATTAATAATTAGGAGATAACTATGCGAAGACCCGAAGTAACAAAAGCTGTCGTGGAAACATTTCACACATCTAACTGGTCTAGCCTTGAAGTAACTTCAGGTGAAGAGCAGTCGCTGTATATCAAAGCAGACACATACATTGATGATCGAGAAGAACTACAAGAGATCATCGTCTTTCTGACAACTAAACTACTGGAACTGAAAGAAAGGAAAGCTGATAATGACTAAACTTAAGAAGATTGCTTTCTCTCCTCAAGGCTTGCTGCGCTGGTGCTATCTGTTTGAACCAGACACAAAGAGTAAGTTTGCGGATGACAAATACAAAACAGACCTACGCCTCTTCGGTAAAGAAGCTGAAGAGTTTAAGGCTATCTTGGATGACTTGGCTGCTCAAGCTAAGGAAGCTGAAGGATCTAAGAAGGATGTTGATCCTCGCTATAAAACAGCAACTGACAAGGATGACAAAGAGATTGATGGCGCGATTGATATCAAATTCAAAACCAAAGATCCTATCCAAGTCCTTGATGGTAAGAAGAACCGCCTGACTAAATCACAAGTCCCTGGGTATAAGCCTAACTGTATGGTGGGTGAAGGTGTTGTCATCTTCCAACCTGAAGCCATGACAGTATCAGGAACAACTCACCTTGTTCTTTATCTCAAAGGCGTTCAGATCCGTGAGCTTGGTACAAGTTCTATTGATCTGTCTGAGCTTGATGAGATTGAAGATGGTTTTGTGGCTGATGAAGCTGTGAACGATGATGTTCATGAAGAGGAGAGCGAGGATGAATTACCTGACTTTGCCGCCAAGTAAAGTCATCTCCGAAATTAAAGAACTTCTAGGAACCCCAACTCTTGGGGTTTCTTTCTTTATCAACCCAGTCCCTGCATCAAGACCAAGAGTAACACGATGGGGTGTCTACTACGGTAAGAACTATACCGCCTGGAGAAAGGCAGCAATGGATCTTATCAAACAGAACAAAGACACAATCAAAGACCACTGTACTGTTTTGGTTGAGCAGATTGTTCAGAAACCAAAGACCAGCAAGAAGATGTTCCCGCGAGGAGATGTCGATAATTATTCCAAAGCTCCCCTAGACATACTGACGAAGAAGGAGTTCTGGGAAGATGATGATCTCATAACGGGTATGTGGTCTTCCAAAAGGTTTGCAGATCCTGACGAAGACCCACGAACGGAGGTAAGTATTTATGTACATAAAGAAAAGGATTAAGACGCAACGTATCGTTATTGTTCCATATCCTCTTGCCAAGGGTGTCAAGGATGCAGGGCTTGCTGAGATTGATAGAGACCACCGCAATAAAGGCAGGATGATGTGCGGCTTTCATTACATCATTAGACTTGATGGAATGATAGAGCCTGCGCGGGAATTAGAACAGAGAGGCAATTATCGCCGTAAGTATAACCATGACTCTGTTTATGTCTGCCTTGTAGGGGACGAGAAGACATTCACTAAGGAACAACTAGCCAGTCTTGATGAAGTTGTAGAGGACGAGTTGTTAGACCTCTGGCCTGACGCTGAAGTAATTAACTTAACTTAAAGGAGATAACTAATGAAATACGAAAACATTATTAAAGGATTCAGAAAAACCCTGAAGCAATGTGAAGCTCGGACAAAAGAGTTGGAAACACAAGAAGTAAAAAGCCAAGCGGAGATCACCAGAATAGAAAATGATTTAAAAGGTATCACGCACGAGAAAAAACTGGTCACACGTTTGTCAGATAAAGTGAAGGACTTTGTAGGAGATAACGATGATCAGGAATGAGATCAAGAAACACCTAGAAACCAAAGGCTCTATCAGCTCATTAGAAGCGTTAGGTCTATACAGTTGCTACGACATTCGTACAGCTATTCGGGATCTTCGCAATGGTTGTAAGACCCGTAAGCCTATGGATATTCACACTGAAATGAAGGTTGATCAAAATGGGAAAAAGTACGCACGATACTCACTCGGAAATAGTAGAACAGCATCTGCCGTGTGAAGATTGCGGATCATCTGATGCACTTTGCGTGTATGATGATGGTCATACGTTCTGCTTTTCTTGTGAAGCGTACTCAAGAGGAGACGGAGATCCTAAGGCTTCTGGTAAATCTACCAGCTCACACAAGTCTAAGGATCTCCTTAGCGGAGATATTCATGCCATATCTGCCAGAGGTATAACGAAGGAGACCTGCCATAAATGGGGGGTTGAATACGTTACTCTGTCAGGCGGTGAGAAAGCTCTGGCCTTTCCCTACTACGATACCAACAAGAGAAAGATAGCGCAGAAGCTTAGAACGGCTGATAAGAAGTTCAAGTTCATTGGGCAAACCAAAGACCCACAGCTCTTCGGAAGACAACTCTGGTCTAGTGGCAAGAAGATTGTGATTACTGAAGGAGAGATAGATGCTCTTACAGTGTCCCAAGTACAGAACCATAAGTGGCCTGTTGTGTCTTTACCCAACGGAGCAAGCTCTGCGAAGAAGTCAATCTCTACTAATCTTCGGTGGTTGGAGGAGAGCTTTGAAGAGATCATCCTCATGTTTGATATGGATGAACCAGGACAGAAAGCCGCGCAAGAAGTAGCAAAGCTCTTTGCCCCTGGTAAATGTAAGATCGCTAACCTGCCTTACAAGGATGCAAATGAGTGTCTGTTAGAAGGTAAGCCTTCTGATATTACCTCGGCTATCTGGGGTGCTGATCCATACAGACCTGATGGGATTGTTAGCGTTAATGATGTCATCGACAGGATAGATCAGAAACCAGAATACGGACTTCCTTTACCTTGGACTAGGCTTTGGGAACTTACTTATGGTCTCAAGTCTTCACAGGTCTGGGTATGGACTTCAGGATCTGGGATGGGAAAGACAGAGTTCTTCAAGGACATGGCTGCTCACCTGATCAAAGATAAACGTAGGGTCGGGCTTATCTTCCTAGAAGAAGAAGCTCAAGATACTGTGGTAGATATCGCAGGTAAAATGGTCGGCAAATGTTTCAACTCTCCCGATATCGAATACAACAAAGGAGAACGAGATGCTGCGATACAAGATCTTCAAGACAGTAATTGCCTGTTTATGTATGACCATTTTGGTCACGATGATTATGACGCTATACGCGCTGTTGTTAGGCACATGGTTGTGGGACATGGTTGTGAAGTTATATTCCTGGATCACATCACAGCTTTCACTGATGGCCTGCCAACTTCAGAAAGCAATTCTCTCATGGAGAGATTGATGAAGGAACTAGCTTCCATGACTCGTGAGCTAAAGTTCAACTTACAAGTCGTATCACACATTCGTAAATCTGATAACTCTCGCAAGCCTGCTGAAGAAGGAGGCCGTGTGAAGATTGATGACATGAAAGGGTCTGGTGCTGTTAAGCAGTGGGCTAACTTTGTTATCGCTCTTGAGAGAAACCAGCAAGCAGAAGACCAAGACGAAGCACGTACAACTACCGTGAGGATACTTAAAGCTCGTGGTGTCGGTAAAAACAACGGACAAATCGTCAAGGTTAAATATCTTCCTGAGACTGCTCAGCTTATTCAGTCTGATGAAGAGTACTTAGATGACCTGCCAGAATTTGCACAATAAAGGAGATAATAAAATGAAAGAAGTAGAAATTTTAAAAATGAAAAATGGCTATATGGTTCGTAATAGACGCTACTCTGATCGAGGAGGAACATCTATTAATGACAACTATGTATTTACTGATTTCTTTACGATGTCGCAATGGCTCGAAAAGCGCATGAAGCTTGACAAATCTGAAGAAGATTCAAGTTACGACATTCCTTTCTAATCTTTGTTAGGTGGTTAGCTTAATTGGTTAAAGCCCCCGATTGTGGTTCGGGTGATAGGGTTCGAGTCCCTGCCACCTCCCATTACTCCCCTTGGTCTAGCGGTCTAGGACACCACACTTTCAATGTGGAGGACGCGGGTTCAAATCCCGCAGGGGAGACCATTCTCAGGAGATAACATGAAAACATTAGATGACACGGTAAGCTCTTACGAGATCTATCAAGAGCTTATCTCTGAACTTCATCACCTACAGCAAGCTAACTACGCCCTTGAATGCAGTGATGATTATCTGTTCACCAATCTCAACGGTAATAGGAACCTCTGGGAAGAACGGAACCAACGGATCAAAGAGATCCATAAAGAATTAGAGGAGATGGGATGTACACCTTAAGAAAACTAGAACTTGAAGAAGGCAAGGATTCTGTTCTGCCTACAGGCTATGCAACTCGCGCAGCGTTCTTAAGCCTGTTTGATTATGAGACCCATGAATCTATTCACGGTATCGAACTGTCCGAAGTCAAAGAAGGCTGGCAGGTCATATTAGAAGATTTCCGTGACTATCACAGAACCAGCAAGATTAGAGAGATCGTTGAGCGTGGCAAGAACCGAGTGGTCTTCAAAACTCAGACATCTTTGTATGAGCTGATTGAACATGAATAACGTGAGGAGAGAATGTCATGGGAGGAACTTATGTATTCGATCTTGAAACAGACGGACTTTTGGACTCGTTATCCAAAATACATTGTATGGTGGTATTGTGCGTACGAACACGGAAGGTGTTCCGTTTCAGTCCAAATGACATCAGATCAGGTTTGGAGCTTATAAGCCAAGCAGATCATCTCATTGCTCACAACGGTATCAAGTTTGATTACCCAGCTATCAGAAAAATTGACCCTGACCTGAAGCTTCCGAAGCTTACAGATACTCTGGTGATGTCCCGTCTTCTGTACGCTGATATGCGTGATGAGGACAATAAAGCCAAAGATATCCTGAAAGATGAGTATGAGCTTCCTAAGAAGTTGTTTGGTCGTCACTCTCTCGCGAGCTGGGGCTATCGTCTTGGCAACTACAAGGGAGACTTTGATGGCGGTGATTGGCAGACATACTCCAAAGAGATGCTGGACTACTGTGAACAAGATACCTGGGTAACGCTTAATCTCTATGAGAAGTTTCTTCAGGGTGACGTTCCCAAGAGAGCTATGGAGATTGAGCATAAGTTCTGCGAGATCATTCATAGACAGGAACAACACGGCTGGGCTTTTGATGAGAAGAAAGCTTTAGACCTCTATGGTGTCTTGGTTGATAAACGCCAAGAAATCAAAGACCAGATGGCTGAGTTGTTCCCTGGCTGGTGGCAGACTTTGAAAACACCCAAGGAGTATATCTTCAGGGAGTACAGAGCAGACACCAAGACTGCATTACAAAAACTTATCAAGCCCAAGATTAAATCTGGTGAGATCGAGATCCCGTCTCTGAAAGCTATGAATGAAGAGATAGTTCCAGGAGAACTAAGAAAGAAGCATACGCCTTTCAACCCTGGATCTCGCCAACATATCTACAAAGTTTTCAAAGAAAAATATGGATGGGAGCCTAAGGAGTTCACACCAGGAGGGGAGCCTAAGATTGATGAAACAGTTCTTAATTCACTTAAATACCCTGAAGCTACAGTTCTATCAGAGTATTTCTTATTGGATAAACGTATTGGACAGTTGTCTGAGGGGAAACAAGCATGGCTTCGCCTCGTCACCAACGGACGTATTCACGGTTCTGTCAACACTAACGGTGCTGTTACTGGTCGCTGTACACATTCTCACCCTAATGTTGCACAGGTTCCTGCTATAGGAGTTAAGTATGGGAAAGAGTGTAGAGACCTGTTCACTACAACACCAGGCTACGTTTTGGTTGGAGCAGATGCCAGTGGATTGGAGCTACGTTGTCTTGCACACCATATGTCTCACTGGGATGAAGGGGCTTATGCCGAAGTCTTACTTGAGGGAGATATCCACTCTGTTAACCAAGAAGCAGCGGGATTACCTACAAGAGATAACGCAAAGACATTTATCTATGCCTTCTTGTACGGCGCAGGAGATAAGAAGATTGGAACGATTGTTGGTGGAGGTTACAAAGCAGGAGCCACACTAAGAGAACGATTCCTTAAAACTCTCCCAGCTCTAGGAAGTCTTGTGAAGCTTGCTAAGGGTGCTGCAAAGAAAGGCTACATTCGTGGTCTTGATGGACGCAAGCTGAAGATCCGTTCGGATCACGCAGCTCTCAATACTCTTCTGCAATCTGCAGGGGCTATCGTGATGAAGCAAGCCTTAATCAATGCCGATGCTGAACTTCAAAAACAAGGACTGATACCAGGAGATGATTATGAGTTTGTTGGTAACATCCATGATGAGTTCCAAGCAGAAGTCAAGCAAGGCCTAGAAGATCAAGTAGG